GCGTTCATAATGACGGTGACATTTACAATAACGATATCGCCAATTTTTTCATAAAAGCAAGTTGCAGATTTTATTTTATCAATCTGAGTAGAGTACGGTGTAAGAGTAGCTGTACCAAGTTCGATATTTGACGAATCGTATTTTGTTGACACTGCACTTGTTAATGATGCGATGGATGCATTGACATCTGTGTTATCAGCCTTTTCATTAATGCTATTTGTGAGATTGGTCACGGTGTTGCTAAAGTCGGTACGGCTCACTTTAAGTCCTATTGCCGCTGTATTTGACTCTGCACGCTGTTTTACCTCATTGACAACATCTGTATCGGCTTTATTGGTTAATGCTGTGTTGAGGCTTTTAAGGCTTGCATTTACACTTGTCTGATTGTTTGCAATTGTTGTGTTGATTGTTTTGACGGATGCATCGACATCTGCCGAATTTGCTTTGGCTTTAAGAAGTGCATCAGATTCAGATTTATTGTATACGGATGATACATCTGCTTTGAGCGATAACTGCTGATTGACTTTCGCTGATTCGGCTTTGCTGTTAAGGTTTGCCCGAACATCCGCTGACAGCTTGTTAGAGGACACACAATTGTCGGCAAGGTTATTTGTGCTTACTGTGCCTTTTGCATTTCGCAGGGCATCTGTGATACCGTATCCTGCAAGCGTTGTTGCTTTATCAGCCTTCTTCTTAACTTCTGCAAGGTATTCCTCGGTTCTGTCTGAATACTGCTTTGCTCTAAGCAGAGCATATGCAAGGGCATCGAAGTCTGATGTGCTTTCAACTTCATTGTCGTTGACTGAGTAATACTTATTGATTATCCATTCGGGTGCAGACTCACGCTCAAAACGGTTCAGTTTATAAAATCTGCCATTCTCATAGTAATAATACTTATCGTAACCATCTGCCCAGTCGTCAGGCTGTGCTGTCAATACTGTATAAGTCTTGAAGAGATTTCGCTCCTCAACCATTGTACTGAAAACAGGGGATGCGAGTATTTTCTCCCTTGTAGATGTAACAACAAGCTGATAACTGACGATGCCGACACAAGTTGTATCCTGAGTGTGGATAGTATATGTGATGTTGCCATCCTCGTTAATTCCGCAATCACGGACAATTGTTGTGCCATCGGGTTTCTTACCGTACATTGTCACAACAACAGATTCCTCTTTTCCTGCAACAACATCAAGTAAATTGATGCCATTCGCAAGCGAAATGATGAATACAATAGAGTTGGCATCGCCCTGTCTGATGCCATCTATGCATAACTGATTACCCACTTTGGAGCAGTCAAGCGTAAACTTCATTGTTCTTGATTTCATAAAATCACCTCTTTAAATAATTATAGGGTAATCCTGTGCGGTACACTAACCACACAGGATTCGTTTTTATTTGCTTAAATCTTCTTGAGCCGACTTAGTCCATTCGCCTAACACGGTTGACAATGATTTACCGTCCCACTTCATATAGCCTGATTTTTGTAGTTTCTTGCTGATTTTCTGCATTTTGTCACGGTCATTGTTGAGAAATGCTTTTTGATATTCTTTTTTATACTGTGTAGTTAGTGCAGTACGGACAGAGGTCTGTGCTTTTTTCTTAGCCTCGGTTGTAGATTCTCCTTTTGCAAGCTGTTCTTCATACTTCTCATTATAGAATGTTTCAAGCTGTTGCTTTGCCTTTTCGGGGTTATTGTCAATAAGTACATCATAAGAGTTAGCGTATTCACTTCCCTTTCGTCCACCTTCTGAACCGAAATATGTATTGTTACCGCTGATAGCATCACCAATATTTTTAAATACACCGTTGATAATATTATCGTAGTTTTTGAGCGGAAAACCTTTGAATAAAGCAAGAGCATCAACAGATAAACCCCAAAAAGCACTTGTTGCCTCACCTAAATCAAATTCACCTCTTGCAAGTGCCACAATACATTTTTCGTTGAAATCACCGATTGAAGATGTGAAGTCATTAAGCATTGACACTACATTATCTGATGCAAAATCATAATCGTTTCCGTTAATCTGATTTTCGATGAAGGATGCAAGTTCAGCACCGCCAATCGGAACAAGAACACTAAACCCTGTTTCCGCCCAATCAATGCCGAGTCTTTCAAGAACAGAGGAAAGAGTAACCTCATCATTTTCATTTTTGTAGCGTTCGGGTTTGTGGAGAGCAAGAGAGGCAATAAAGGTCATTGCAACAAATGTAAAGGCTGATACCATTTGCGAAGATACAGCTTTGGCAAGTTTCTTTTTCTTTTCCGCTCTCAGACTTTCATTACCCTTATTAGCCTGATAATCCATAATGGCATCGTAAATAATACCCGTGTTCTGCAACGGCTGAGTTTTGAACATAAAGACCGACTTTAATAGTTCGTTTGAATTTTTCTGAATTTCGCCCCTGTGCAAGCTGTCATACATAGGCTGTGTTTCTTCAAGGATTTGGTCATATAACTTTGTTACCTCATCGAAATATTCATCAGAGCCTATTTGGTCAGCTTTTCCTTGTTCCTTATAAAGTCGGCTTACCTCTTCTTTAGTAGCCACCCAATGCAACGCTGTTGTGATACAGTCTGTACCTTGTATCCATTTTGCAGGGTTGAGTGCTGTGGGCAGTTTTTTACCAAGCCAAGAGTCTTTCATTGCCTCAATTTCCATCGATGACAAGCCAATTCTACGCATATAATGACCTGCTGTGTGTGCATCAATCTCATCTGTAAGCTGTTTCCAACCACCCTTGCGAGTAATCTGCTGAATACCTTTGACTGCACCGACAGATACGGAACGCATTGAGAGGATACTTGATGCTGTGTACAATGATGCACCCTGCTTAATTACTACCGATACAGAGCCTTTGAGTGCCGATGTAATCATATTATCTCTAACTGCCCTAACAATCTTATTGATTGCTTTTTCAGTCTGAGAGTTTGATTTTCTTGATGTCTGCAAGTCGGTCATTACCTGTTCGATAAACTGAATAGGCTTATCAGAATTAAAGGTTTCACGAAGGGCATTTCTAACGGAGTCTGTTGCAATCTTGTTACCGTTTTCGTTTGTTTCAAACATCTTAACATTGAGTGCCTTGTTAAGATTGCGAATAGGCACAGCGTAACCGTAATACTGTCCGACATCTCTTATATGCTTAGATATAACGCTGTCGAGTCCTGCGATGTTAAGAGCCTGTGGTGCGTTTCTTTTCGTAGATTTCAGCATACCTTTATTTACAATGGTTGCATCGTACTTCAAACCGTCAATCTCTGTTGAAAGAAAATCCTTATTAACAGCAAAAGGTATATAGTATTTTTCGGTTGCAATGTCACGATGAAGAAGAACCGCAGAAGTGTCATTGATGTAAGCGTTAGAAACCTCGTTGAAAAGCGTTTCAGCAAGTTCACGATAATGATTTTCAAAATTTCCCATTTGACTCTGTACAGCCGATATGAAACTTAAATTAATGCCTCTGATGGTCTTTCTTTGTGCAAATGCTTTTTCGTAATTGCCTTTACTTATCTGCTCGGCATCAAGCAGAGTAACACCGCCTCGCTCCATATGGTCGAGGTGAGAGTCTTCAGTATGTTCTCTTGTCCAAGACATCAGTATCTGCAATCCCTGTGACTTTGTCATTTTGGCAGTCTGTGCAACATTCTTATTGTCACGGTATTTGATTTCAACAACATCATTTTTAAAGTTTTCGTACTCCTTTGGATTTTCTTTGATGAAATCATTGAGAGGCTTTTCGGCAAGCATCTTAAACATATTGTACTTTTCTGTACCTTCGTTAAGAGCATTGATGTGATACATAAGTTCGGCATCCGCATTGTAGCCTGTGTACTTCGCCATAAGTCGCATCGGTGATAATACTTGGTCAAGCAATGAATCCATTACATTAAGTTTAACATCACCGAGTTCTCTTGTTTGATTAATAATCCTTAAACCTGACTCATAGTTAGTAATAGCATCCTGTCTGCCAATCTGCTTAACAGCATCCCTTGTTGCGTTGTACACATCTTTGACAATCTGTTCAATTTCCTTAGCCTCTTCGTGTGTGAGTCCTTCAGTAAGGCTTTCTCCCTGTGTCTGTTTCTTGATTTTGACACCTTCGAGTCTTTCTTCAAGGTAATCAGCGAAGTCTTTTATTTCATCGATGATTTCTTTGCTGTAAGCATTGTAAAAATCACCGTAATGCTCATCGCTTTGATTGACTTGTTCAAGCTGTTGAGAGAGTTTTCTAAGATTATCCGACATCTTAGTATCATTATCAAGATTGATTGAATCAAGAAGAGTTGATGTAATGCTCTTGATAGGCTCGTTCAAGCCGTATGGAATATACATTTTTTCTGTCGGATGCAAGACAGCATCTAACAGTTTTTTCGAGTATTTCTTGATTTCGCTGATTGAATGCGACCAGTCCTGATTATCCTTGCGTTTTTCGGCATCTGCCTTGCGTTTCTCACGGTTTTTCAGAATGATATCATCAATCTTATCATTCTTCTGTTTACGGAGTTTAGCAACAGCATCCTTGCGTTTTTGCGTTTCCTGTTTTCTGATTTCAGCAATACGCTCATTCTTCTGTTCACGCACGCTTGCAATCTTCTTAGAAGTTTCGTATTTCAAGATGTTACGCATTGCCTCAGTTGACTCAAGTTTTAATAGACTTTTGTCTTTGTTTACGATTTTTTCTTTGGTTTCCGCCTTGAGTTTATTAAGTGATGCAATCTCTGCTTTATCGCTCTTAGAGATGTTGTCTTTGGCATTGATAGCCTTGATTTTATCGTCAATCTCATTAAGCTTATCGTTGAGTTTATTCATCTGCTCAAGTCCCTGTTGATAGGTCTTGACGGTATTTCGCTCTGATGCGTTAATTGTTGTTGTTTCAAGAGCCTGTGCGAGTGCCTCTCTTGTTGAAAGAAAATCACCTGCAGTGATTTGTATAGAGACATTATTTTTTTCTGCAAGTTTTGCTTCATATTCTTCGATAATTTTTTTACGCAAAATTTCTTGATTTTCCTGTGCTTGTTTGAGAGCTTTTGTCACTTCACTAAGTTTTCGTTTATCAACATTTTTTTGTGTTACGGCTTGTTTGCTTTGCAATTTAAAATATTCTGCCGTAGTATCAAAAGCCATTTGTATTGCCGACGCATCAATTGTACTTTCACTCTGTATATTACCGCCATATGTCGATACATAATGTGGTGCAAGTTCATAGTTCATTATACGGTCAAGCATTTGATAACCGCTGTCGCTGTCCCAGTCAAAGCCGTCCTCTATCATAAGCGACCTTCCGCCTAACTCTTCAAGGTGTGAGCCGATATCTTCAATGTACGAACCAACTGCCTTGCCGTTAATGCCTTTTGCGTTACGCTCTAATTTGACATTAATCTTGCCGAACAAGGCTTTACGGTATTTTCCGACACTACCATAGTTTTCCTTGATTGTGTCGATTGCGTTGTCGGGAATAAGCAAGGTTGTGCCTTTCAACTCGTCACGAATTTCTTTTGCCCAAGCTTCGTGTTGTTCGTCAAGCTGTGTCGAGTATTGCAATGCTTCACGGCACTTCATAACAAATTTTTTAAAAGCCTCATTAAATTCCGAATTATCGTTTTGTACGGAGTCAATAACTGCGTTTAAAGAGTCTACATACTCAGTAACAAGAGAGTCTATTTCGGCATTAGGATTGATGTAGTAGCTCCTCATTACAGATTTAACCATATTGTTAATTTTTTTAGCATCAGGCTTGATACCTTTACTTGCAAGCAAACCCTCTTTAACATTGTTTGCAGAATGATGATATATTTGCTCAATTGTCAATTCAGGATGGTTTTCATCAATTGCTTTTTTAAAGTCTATATTTCCCTCTTCTTCATTGTAATCAAAATCAAACAAATCATTATATTCATCATCTGATAAAAAATCATCATCACTAATATTGTAGCGAATATCATCTTCATTGCCATCAAATCTTTCTGAAAGCGGAATTACTTCACCATTGTTATCGTAGGTTATTGCATCAGCTGATTTTACATTATTCGGATTGAAAACAACATATACATTAGCAATAGTGTCACGAGGTATCTTGCTATTTTTGCCACCTTTATCGTTTAAATTTTTAAAGATTACACTGTCATAGCCTGCCTGTTTGGCATAGTTAGAAACTTCTCTTGTTGAAAGGTGTTGTGTTCCGTAATCGAAATAATCCTCACCATAATCCGCCTTAATTGCATCACCGAAAGGAGTATTTATAACTGATTTCACATCAATTTCATTCCAATTGCTTTTATTTGCATTGATAACAAGAGGGTTATTCATTTTAGCATACAATGAATAATTGCCTTTGCCAATATATATTTTCAATAATTCCTTTGAACTGTCAATCGAAGACAAGTAAAATACTGGTGTTTTTTTGCTTTGAGATACAATTATGTCCCCACTAATATTATCACGGTTTAACCTTCGTCCATATCTGCTGTTATTATCAGATTTAAGTTTTTCCACTTCACTTTCGCTGTAATATTTATAGTTGTATTTTTCACTATATTTATTAAGCAATTCAACCGTTTTGTCCGATGTCAATTTATCGACATCTATGTTTATTCTTTCAGATATTTTCCTTACATCATCTACTCCCGAATATGTAGAAGCAATTTCTTTACTGTCGGTTAAGAATATACTTCTGCCGTCGTCCATTTTATCAAGAGCAAATTCAGTAAAACCGAATGATTGTGTGCCGTGATACAGTTTGGTTGGGGTTTTTCCATCCTCTGAGTATGCTCCCCAAGACATAGCTTTTTCATCGACAAGTTTCTGTGCTGTTTCAATGTCATTATTTTTGATAGCCTCAGAGTATTGGTTATTAGCCTCTTTGTCTGAAAGGAAGTTACCGCTTCTTGTGTTGTTCTGAATCTCAGTATTATTTTCCTCAATAGAATTATTGCTTTCTGTCGAGGATTTTTTTGCGTAGATTTTAGCGTTCTGATTTTTCAGACCTTCAATAACAGCTTTTTCGTATTTATCAACAATGCCTTGTAAATCTTTTGCGGTTGATTCAAGTAATCTTGCTTCCTCTGTTTTTCCTCGGTCGCCTGTGATAAGTTTTTTGATTTTTGCAATTACATTCTTAATGGCATTGATAAACTTTTTACCTGCCGAGGGATTTTCTTTCGACATTTTTTCGAGAATTTTACTTTGATTCACAAGGTCAGAAGAAAACTCCGCAATGGCTTCTTTTGTTGCTGAAATTTCTTTTTCACTCTCGGACATTTTCTGCCAACTTTTGCTGTTGTAATCTTCAAGAATTGAACGGTGTTTATCAACAGTTGAATTGAAAATATCTGTACCGACTGTATCACGAATTGCTTTTGTAAGTTCAGCATATTCGGTTGGTGCGTGTTCTGCAATGTGAGTCAACTCGTGACCGAATGTTGCTATAATCGCACCCTGCTTTAATGCTTGGTCAACAGTTTTTCTTTTAGCATTGAGGTCAATTGATACGGTGTTAGTAGCTGAATTATACGCACCGTTTTCAAGTGAGAAATTACCGTTTTCGTCAGCTTGTGAGGCATATAACTTGACATTTAAGCCGAAATCAGCAAACTTTGAAATGTAGTTAGCTGTTGCTTTCTGCTCATCGTTAAGTTTGATACCTTCAAGAGCAGAGTTATCAACCGTACCTTTAGCGTAACCGTTTGTTTTATCTTTCCATTCCTGCTGTAATTTTGAAAGAGCGTTGCCAGCTTTGAGTGCCGTTGTGTACTTATTCAAGCCATCTTCGTAAGCCGATACTTGCACATTGTACGGTAATTGTGATACCGTGCTATTCAAACTCTTAAACGCAACCGCACGGACTCCTTGATTGTAAAATCTTGCATACTCCATAGCGAAAGTGTCAGGCTCGATTTTATCTTCTAAACCGTTATAAGCATCTTTCATCTTATCGACCGTATCGGTGTTGATTGTCATATTCTTAGCGTTTTTTGTAAGAAACTTGTCGAGTGTTTCAGCTTTATTAAGATTTGTATCAGCATCACTTTTCTCAGAGTTAAACTCAATGAGGCTTGGTGTGAACAGTTTCGTGTCTGCGGAAAGCAACGCAGTCTGCTGATTAAATCTTGCAGTCTTAGCCTGATTGACAACATCATTCGCAAGAAGTGATTTCAAATTTTCAGACTTTTTGATTTTTTCGAGGTCATCATCGGTCAAATTCTCGCCGTTTGTAAGTTTGTTTGCAACAACCTTTTCATCCGATGCAAGGTTTGATTTTTTGATGACTTTTTTAAGGTCTTTTTCCGATGGCATACTTTCTGTTGCTTTTTCGTATGCCTCGCTCTGCAAAGCACCGAGTTTTGCATCAGTCTGGTTGCTTTCATAATCGGTAACGCTGTCATTAAGACCGTAATGCTTAGCAAGGTTCTTAACCGTGTCTATGTTATTAAGAGAGGATATAGATTTTCCTGCCTTAATATTTCTTCTATATTGAGATGTATTGACGGCAGTACCCGAAATTCCACCCATCAATGCACCGCCAATTGCATCCTGTATAATCTGACCACCGTAATTCAGCATTACTGCCTGTCCTGCCTCAGTTTCAGACATACCGCTATCAATGTATCTGTCATACTCTGTCTCGAGCTGAGATAAGCTACCGTTAATGATTTCATCTGCTACACTATCAAGGAGCGTTGCAGATACTTCTTCCGATGCCTCGGTCAAAATCTGCTTTCCTGCATTCTTTAAAATGCTCTTGAATTCCTTTACACCGCCATTTTTAAAAGCTTTTAGTTTACCAAGTGATACACCTTCGGTAAGCACCTCGACACCTGCGTAGGTAAGACCTGTGGCAAGAGCCTGCTCAACAGAACCGCCATTTTCAACAGTATCATTAAATCCCTGTGTCGCTACCTCCGCACCCATCATAGATAATCCGACAGCAGGATTTGCATATGCGATACCCATACGAATAGCGTTATCAACAAGGCTTACTCCCTGTTGATAAGCCAATCTTCCTAACGGATTATCTATATTACTTGCGACTTCTTGTTGCAGTAAATTGTTTTGGTATACGGCAGATTCCTCGGGATTATAATATCCGTCACCGCCTGTCCATTTATCAACAACGGATGCAACTTGTTTTGGTGAGGATTCAAATGCTGACGGAATCATATTAAGCGTACTTATAGCCGTACTTGCAATCGGGTGTTTATCAGCAAAATCTTTAATATTTTCATTTTCTTTCTCGGCTTTTTCTCTGTCTTTGGCTCGCTTATAGTATTTATAAATTTGGTCAACATTCCAACCATCAAGAGTCTTGAGCGAATTAAAGTTAGTTTCGATAGCTTTTTTCTCTTCATCGGTATATAAGGAATCTGTCGGCAGTTTACCTTTTTTGAGTTTCTCTTTTAAAACCTCTTTGTTATATGTATCCAATGCATCTTTGGAGTGTTCCTCTTCATATGACTGCATATCATAATAAGCATCAAGAGTTTTTGCCACTTCGGGATTTTGCTTGCGAAAATCAGTATAGTATTTCTTTTCGTTTTCAAGTTCCTTTTTTTGGTCGATTTTTCTCTGCAGTTTATCGAGTTCGGCTCTTTGATTGGTGCGTTCCTGCAATTTCTTGTTTGCATTTTTGCCCTGTGTGGTGAAAGGATTATTGTTGTAACTACCGCCAATTTCAGCATATTCTTTGTTGAAATCGCCCCAAGTGCTGTCATACTCGGCTTTCTTCTTGTCATATTCCTTCTGTAAGTCATCGGAAGTTTTGGCATCCTCTTCTGCCTGTGCAACAGCAGATTTGTATTCCTGTTCGGTATCGAAATCTGACATTGCATTTTGAATTTCTTTTGCTGAATTTTTATAGTAGTTTTCAGCATCTTCTGCGTTTTGAATATAAGCTTGATAATCTTCCGTGTCCTCTGTATAGCCGTGTTTAGCTACATACTGTTTTGCTAACGCACCAAGAGTATCGGTTGACTGTTGGTCAGTAGATGAAATTTTATTAAGATTGTCAGTAATATACTTGTAAGCACTTGTAACATCTTTTGGTAAATCACCGTCAAGTATATTTTCCTCGACTTCTTCAAGGCTTTTATAACCGTTATCTGATAAAGTTTTATAAGCTGACACCATATCATCAGATAACTTATTTGAGCCGTTATAATACTTTGCAATATTATCAACCTTATTTTTCATTGAGTCAAAGGTGCTTTTACTCAATTCATTTTGTGCGTTTTTGTTTGCAAGCTGAGATGAATTATAGTACCTTGACATAATGTCAACACCTGCTGAGGCTTGTGCTGTGTCAGTCTGTTCCTCTTCTTCCTGACCAACCGCCTCTTGTGTACGAAGATAGTCAAGCATTGATTTATTGTTTGCTCTATCACTCTGTCCGAGTGTACTTCTCATTGTTTTATTTTTGCTTTGTGTATCGTCAATAGTTGCGGAAGAACTCTCAACCGAACTTGTCGATTGAGAGTCATTATCATTATTTTTCTTTTTGAGTAAATCACGAAAAGTCATAAATTTTCTCCTTATTTAGTAGAAGATTTTTGCGTTCTTTTAAGCTCTTTTGCAAGGTCGGAAGCACCATAATATTTAGTGATATAGTTAATCTCACCACTCGAAAGAGTGTGATTAGTAAGTGCTTTATCCATATACTTTTCAAGCACATTGTTGATTGCTTTTGTGTAATCACCGCCGTATTTACTGTACTGCAAAGAGTGTGCCTCACTGTCAATCTTCTGAATGTATGCAGAGGTTGTACTGTTGCTTGTTGATTTTGCGTTTACATTATACCAAGACTCAGCACTTTTTTTAGATGATGACGAGTTTTGAGCCTTGTATGTATTGATTTTTTCTGTTGCTTTGTTGTTGCGAATCGTTTCAGCAAGTGCAGACTGTCTGTAAGCCTCTTCGGCTTTGTTCGCTCTGATTTGTTCGGCAAGCTGTGCATTCTTGTATGCCTCTTCAATACGGTTTGCTCTTTCGGTTTCTTCCTGCTGTGCCTGCTCTGCACGCAATGTTTCGCCCTGTTTCCAAGTATCGATGTCATTGCTTGATGCAGTACCGTACTGATTTGTTGCAAGATTAGCAGAGTTGTAAAGGTTTGTACCTTTCTGACCCCAAGCGTTGAGGTCATTACTCTGTGCGTTTTGCAGTTCACTCTGATACAAGCCGTACAGATTGTTGTACACATTCCAGTTGTTTGACCACTCATTCTGCTGTTGGTTTCTGTCCTGAGCGTACATATTGTAAATGTTATTAAGTCTGTCTGTTTCGGCATTGTAACCGCTTAATGCCATACTGTAATAATTACCGATGTCATTGTTAAGCTGTTGCAGATAGCCTTGATAAGCCTGAGAGCCTGCAGTTGTTGCGTAACTGTTGCCGTAACCGCCTGTCATCGCAGATGCCTGACCTACTGTATCAGCCATTGCAACCTTGCCCATATTTTGGTATTGTTCTTTTGCCTGCTGAAAAAGCGTATCATTTGAGAGGTCATAACTGAATGCTTTGCGATTAGCAACAGCGTTCATCGCTTTGTTGTATGCTCCCTGATTGCCGTATTTAAACTGCTGTGAGAGGTTGTTGTTACCATATAACTGATTAAGTTTAGCCTGTGCAGAATTTATCTGACCGCCAAAACCACCTGCCCCTGTTGTGTAGCCTGTCTGAGCGAAATCGTTATATCGGTTTGTTGCCTCATCTTGTCGGTTCTGATAATTAGTTGCATTTGATGACTGGTTGTATTTTTGATATACATATGCCATATGCTTTAATCTCCTTTCGGGTTCTGTTCCTTTTCAAATTCATCAACTCGCTTGCGGTAATTCTCATACTCTGTCTGTACAGTTGTTAATGCCTTGTTCTGCACAGATTTATACACTTCACCGAAAACCATTTCAATAATTATCGGCGAAAGATGAGGATAGTTAGCAAGCTGATATAATTTGTTTCGCAAATCCATAATCAATACTGACTCAGGTGCTGTCGGTGGTGTGTTTGTTGTGATTTCTTCTGCTTTTTTTGTGATGTTTTTGTCCATAGAAATTCTCCTTTTTTAATAGCTTGTAATCAACCCATTAACTACCTTGAGTGTGCTATATGTCCAAGTAATTGAGCCGTTACTCCCTGATTTTATTGTTCGGATATACGGTATATCTGCTGTAACCGTATCGTATAGCTGACCGTTTCGATTGTCTTTGGTACGCAATCCCATTTCAACAGAAACATCTCGAAGCCAGAATCTGCGTATTGTACTCCAACCGCTGTTGAATGTGTTACCGCCAAAAAAATTAGCGTAGCAAAATACACCTTCGTTATCGTTTCCGATTGCGTTGTTTTTAGCAAATGCTAATTGCGTTTCATAACTATCCCCACTTTCGTAACCGAAAGCAATAAATTTTCCGTTAGCTTTATCAAGGTTAATCGCAAGTCCTTTAATTGATGGTGCAGTTTTCCATTTAGTTGCACCAATGTAACCAATTGACAGATTATCTCGCCAAAAAGACTGTCCGTATTTTGAAACACTCGACATTTTTTTGCCAAAATAATAAAAGTTAATATCACCGTCTTCAAGCTTAATCACATTACCAAGTTTCGATTCGCTCCAAGCAAATTCAACCGCATTTGCCGATTGTCGAATGATGCTTTGGATAGTGCTTGTACTTGTTTTCTGCGTAACAGTTGATGAGATTTCGTTTGATTTAACCGTTAAGTTAGCAATATCCGTTGTGTTGGAGTCGATTTTACTTGCCCAAGCAGATATCGAATCATTAACATTTGCGATAGCCGTTGTAAGCTGTTCACCTGTTGCGAGCGTGTTGCGGTATGCAATATCTATCTTCTCGGCCGTGATAGAGCCTGTGTAGATTTTCGCACCGTCAATAACCGTCTGACCGTTTTCTACTTTAGCCCAAGCTTTGATTTCTTCTGCCGATACAATCATTGGAATTGTCTTTGTGTAGACTTTGTTGTTATAACCGACTTCAATCTTGATAGCCGTGCAAGTCGCTATATATGCGTTGAATTCTCCCGACAGCGAAAGAGAAAAATTATTTGTATTTTTCTGTGACTTGTAAAATACAGATTTATTGCCGTTCATTCTCCATACTCGTATTTCACTTGCAGTCACAAGCTGTGTATTACCGCCTGAGTTCTGACGGAATTCAATGTTTATTGTTGACGGGGAGCAAGATGTGCCAAGAATATTCTTGTTGACTGATGATACATCAGTATAGATTTCATAAGCCTGTGCATCTATGCCATCTTTACCTTTGATTTCACCTGTGCAAACAAAAGCACCGTTTTTATTGTTCCACACAAACAAATAGCCTTTGACAATGTATGAATCACCGTTGTTAAGCGTTGTTGTACTGTTGTTAATGATACTTGTACAATCAGAGTCAAAATACAAGTCATAAGGAATGCCAATTTGATAATCTTCGTTCTTTTTATATGCTGTGCCGAGAATTTTAACAGAAGTACCGTCCTCTCCGTCCGATACACACCCGATTGAGCAAACAGCTATGTATGTTTTGTCCGCTGAGTCTTTTGATTCGGCTTTGACATATAGAACAGATGAATTTTCAAAAGCGGTTGCGGTTGAAATCCTCATATTCATTGCGGTTGCTGTTCGTGTGTACTCTGTCCACACTTCACCGTCATTCGAGGTGTACCACCTTGTTGATGCGACATTGATGTTTCTTGCTGTGAGATTGACTGCAATATTTTGAACATCGTAACCGTCTGTTACTGTCTTCTTAACAAGCGTAGCGTTCGGGCGGATATCAATACCCATTGCCATATCTGTAAGAGCAGTAATATCCAGTCCACCGATTGTACCCGATGTTGCATTGATGTTACCGAAGTTGTCAACAGTAAATGTACCGTTACCGATATTGATACTACCGCCAGTTATTTTTGCATAAGGGAAATATACTGAGTCTTTGTCGAGATAAAAAAGCTTTTTGTTTTCTGCCCACCAAGACATCTCAGTCGGTGTAATTCTTGTCTTGAGATTCGACCGTGTATCGATAACCTTGCCGTTGTACTCGAAGGAATCCGAGAGCAAACCGACTTCAACACCGTATATCGGACTTGCTCCGCTCTCATCAAGTAAACCTTGCTTGATATACGAAGTCTGATTGACTTTGTAATTATCAAGGTCTGTTTCGAGCTGTGATGCATAATTATATAAATATTCAATTCCTACACTACTGCCTGATATATCGAGCGTTGTGTCACGAAGATATTTTCCAAAGTCAGAGATAGCAACATAATTACCGTTCATCTGCGAAGTGAATTTTTCATCTGACTGTATCACTACATCCGCTGTCTTAATTACAAGGTCACGGATGGTAGCATAACGGCTCATAAGGTCTTTATTTACCTCTACGATATCGCCATTGGATGCAGACAGAGCCGATGCTGTCTGCTCCCACATCTTATCTACTGAAAGATTGGCAAGTGTTGCGTTCAATTGTTCATTATTACGGTATATGTAACTGCGTATCTGTGCAAGCTGTTCTTCGGCTGTACCGTTGCCAATATTTGGCAAATCAATAAAATTCACTATACATCACTTCCAATCTCCAACACCTTTGAAATTGAATAAATTTTGCAAGTACCTTTGCCTTCAATGCGAATTGCAAAGTGGTCACATCTGCGAGGTAGGACAGGTATGCTATAAGATTTTGTACCGTGACCGCCAATTGATGAAACTGTTTCCCAATGCTCGAAATCATCGTAGCGAATACGCACTCTAATTTGGCTTGTAATCGGTTTTTGCACTCTGAGCAACATTCTTCCTACATACTTGTTATCGGAGTAGGAGTAGCCTATAGAGCCTGTTTCTGCATACCATTCAAAGTCATCTTCTGCCGTGCCTCTGCCTGTTACGGTCATAAGCTGATAACTGTCGGCATCAATGAAGTAAAGGTCTGTCTTAACCTTGCAAAACTCTTTTATGTGTATGTTATCCTCTTTGTGCCACATTCCTGTTGTGATGTCATAAACGAAGAGAGTCCATACACCGCTTGTGTCTTGCATACAGATATAATATCTATTACCAATAGTACCGCTGACAGCATTGCTATAGCTAACCGCACCGAGAGGATTTGATATGCTTGTTGGCAATGAACCGTCATAGTAACAGACATCTGTTGCGGATTTATAGAACAGAGTTTCATTGAGTATGCAAAGACTCTTTGATGAACCCTTCTGAACACCTCTTACTTTCTGCTCAATGACCTGATAATTGCTCGGCATTGAGCCGTAAACCTTGTGTATGCAATTTTCTTTGAAAAATAGTAAATAGTTACCGTAAGTAATTGCGCCTGTCCACGCACCGTCAGAGCCAACAGAAACAGCATATGAGTCTGTTGATATACCTGCATAAACAAACCAGTTCTTGAAGTCACCCTGCTTGCAAGCGTAGATTTCATTGACGATTTTTCCTTCGTTGTTAAGACCGTAACGGCATCCCCACAAACGGTTGTTCGATTCGATAACGAAGTCCATAATCGGAGCAACACGCTCAAGCTTGACTGTACCTGTAGATTGAGTGACAACATTATCAAGTATTGCGGTAACTACAATCCAGTTTTCCTTCTCGTCAATAGACTTGATAAGCATTGAGGTGTTAAGAGTATCAATCTGTTCTTTGATTTTTTCACTACCCGAAGAGGATGAGGAGTCACAACCGCTGATTGTTACGGCATCACCTTCCTTGAAACCTTTACCAATGCCTGTTGACTCAATACGCACATAGGTTGTTGAGAGTGATGACCACATCCGTGTGTTGGAGTTCCATACCTTCAAATAGTGCGTGTCACCGCTTGTATCAAGCCATTTGTAACCGTTTGCGACTGTTTCCTTCTCACCGACATTAGGTGACTCATCACCTACATAGACATAGTTTTCACCTTTTGGGTTTTGGTATTGATACTTAGTGCCATCTTGCGTACACATCGTATATACAACATTGTTGACCTCTGTTGCTATTTCAATAGTGTTATCAAGATATCCCCAGTCGGATGTATCTTCCGTATTAATGAAGACCTTGTCAGGGAAAATAACAAGGTATGCACCCATTGATACCATTGTTTTTTCTGTGTCCGTCAAAATAATATGGTCAACCTTTTCGCCGTCAATGTATAAATACATACCGTCAATGTAACAGAGGTTATCACGGCTTGCCATACATTTGGGTTTGATAAACTGTTGTACAATACCTCTCTTATCTCTCGGCGACAACACAGGATAGTAATTGCCTGTCATATTCTGCATATCATAAAACTCCGTGTCACCGATGCGGATGTTGTGGTTATATCCTGCAAACTGTTCCTGATACTCTCGCTGTGCAGAGGATGAATCAAGCTGTGGAAAATTGAAAGCCATAGTATCACCACCTAAAATGTAATGTGAGCAATTTCTTTCGGCATATGGTTGCAATGCCACCAATTGACGAAAGAATCATAATGGTTACTGTACTGTGCAGATGATGCGTTGTATCTGTCATATTCCTTGTTGACAAGGTGTATTTGGAGTTCAAGAAATGCTTTGTAAATCTCTACTGCATACGGTTTTGGAATAAGTAACGGCTGATTGCGTGATGTGTTCTCATCATATCCGATAAAGTCTGCATCCTCGTAGCCTTCGTGTGTGTCGAAGACTTCGTTCTTGACCATTCTGTCGAGAGAGTCAAGCCAAGCAATCTTTTCATCTTCCGTGCGGTTGTTTGGTACTGTTGCATCAATCATATCGATTGCATCAGCTATTGTAATGTAGTCCATATTTTCATCTCCTTTAAAAACAAAAAAGAGGCGGAAAAACCGCCTCTTAATCTCATAATCAAGCCATCGGCTTGCTGTCTTTGAATGCCATCTTTTTGATGAATTCCCTCGCCTGTGTGCGAGCCTTTGCCTTATTGTTGATAACCTCAGCAAAGATTTCATCTACCTCAACAGGCACATCGGTCTGCACAAGAATATTGTGACCGTTGACCGAGAAGAATTCCTGTTCTGCTCCGTCACCTTCAATCTGAGGGTCACGAGGAAGAATAACAGTAACTTTCTTGCCTGTAAGGCCTGCATTCTTATTTGAATTTGTAGCCATAGATAATCTCCTTATCAATTTTCCTCATCAACAGTCGAGTAAGAAGAACCTGACTCGACACGGAGGATTCTCTCCTCATAAAGAATCTTAGCACCGTGGCTGAATTTGTAGCCGACTGTGCTGTAGAGCTCGAGAGGACCGCCGATTTCTGACTTGTCCTTGATAATCATATGCATTGACTCGTTTTCAGGTTCAATGATGCCGAAAGCCTTTGCACCGAGGAAAAGTGTGTCATATGTAGCGATGCCGAGTTTGTTGTGTGCGTGAATCTTACATTCCGTTGATTCAACGAAACGGCAACCGTGAAGTTCGCCGATTTCGCCCTTGAAGATAGGTGCTGTGTCATTGTACTTGTGGTACTCTTTCCACTCGTCAGACTCTGTAAGGTCGTGAGCAACTGAGGGGTGGATAAGACATACATAGCTACCGTTAATCTTCGGTGCTTTGTTCTTCTTGAGCCAAGTAACAGCCTTTTTCACAATCGCAGGAGTGAGAACACAATCTGCTGTGAGTGTATCTCTTGTTGAAATTACTGTGCCGTCCTTCTTTGGGCAGTACATAACGGAGTTACCTGCGATGAGGACATTTCTTGTAAGAGTGTCCATTGTCGCACCTGCCGATGCACCCATCTCCTCAGTACAACCCTGAATAATCGGGTCATATGCCTCATACTCGAGTCTGTCTGTGATTGTTGTGTAATCACCGTGCTGTGATGTTGTACCTTCAATCTTCGTCATACCGAAAGCCTGTCCAGTCGGTGTAACACCTTCCGTAATCGGTGTAAGAGCCTTTGGGAATGTGTTGAATTTTCTCCATTCGCACTTATTACCGTGAATTTTCTGCTTATCGCCAAACTGATTGAAGATAAGTTCTGCTCTTGCATTCTCAAGAAGGGATGTATCATAGAATGTCTTCATTGTCGGGGACATTCCACTTGCGGATGTTTTGTTTGCGTTTAATGTAGTTTCATCAGCGAAAAGCTGGAGAATAAGATTGTACATAATATTAGACATAATAATGCTCCTTTAAAGTTAGAATTTGGGAGCAACACCAGTCCTAATAAACTGTTCCTTGATACGCTTGAAATCATCAAGAGTAAACTGTGATGGGTCATCCTTCACAATGACGGATGCACGGTGATTCATACCGTTTTCCCTCGGTCTTTCTTTGTTTGCTTTAACCGCATTCGCAGTATTGATAGCTGTCTGATTGACCGCATTGTTTACTGTAGCGTTGAGAATGTCCTTGTAATGAATCACACGGTAAGCGTTGTCTACCGACAGACCAATACCGCCTAATTCCTGTGGGTCAACAAGCTTACGAAACTGAGGATTACTCATTTCTGTTTCAAGGTCGAAAGACGGAAACTGTTCTCTCATTGCATCCGACTGACTCACAAGGTTCTTGCAATGTTCGTTAATGAATGCCTGTCTTTCTCTGTCTGCCTGTTCACGCTTGTTGTTTTCGAGGATTCTCTCCGCTTTTTTGACTTTGACATATTCCTCAACAGGCAATCCTGCCTCAAGTGCCTCATCTTCATACAGCTTCGTGTCATTCTGAATGCTGTTGCTGAGGTCATCGAGAAAGCTTTCTGATTCGGAATCAAGACCGTATCTGACATTAGCTATGTTGAGGATGTCACGCATTCTTGCGTTTTCAGCCTTGAGCGACTCCTGCTCCTTGAATCTCTTTGAAAAGGCTTTGTCCATATACCTTTGGGCATCGTCTTTCCACTCATCAGACTTGACGAGTTCAGCAAAAGTCATTTTCGGTTTTTCTTCGGGAACAGCACCGACTTCGGTGTTGCTTGTGTTCTGCTTACCGTAAACAATCTTCGGTGCAGAGCCTTTACCATCGGCAGGGAACGATGTGTTTGTTGTTTCTCCTGCTGTGCCTGTTGAGCCTTCGCCTGTTCCTGCTCCTGCGGATGCACCTGCAGATGCACCACCGCCACCGTCAGCAAAAAGCTGAATGTTAAAACAACGGAACATAAGTTCAGTAACAACGGCTGTTGAGATAGTCTTAATCATTGCTATCTCCTTCCATAAAAAGTCTGTGGTTAAGGTCACGAGCCTATATTCACAATTTATCATTGCAAGACCAAACACCTCCAACCATCAATTTCAAAACGGTAAAAAATTTTGCAATTTGTAAAAATGGGTGTTTTTTACGAATTGAACATTTTGCGGTCATCAGCAAAATGTTATTTTGGGCATAATAAAAGCACCCATAATCGGGTGCTTAGAAACCTTAGAAACTTTGGAATTGAATTGGGAAAGAGTTAGATAACGGTCAACTTAATGTTATCGGGATAGTTTTCGGCAAGCAGATTAAAGCCTGTTGTAACCGTCATAAAGACTAACTGCACATTAGGCTCGTATTCCTCATTAGGCTTGCATCTGTATGTAACACGCTGTTTCTCGCCCTCACCGCTGATAGTAAATGACGGTGACTCTGTCATAGTTGTACGGAATTCCTCAAGCGTGTTTGCAAGTGTGTACAAGAGTGTTGATGCCCCTGCACACACAATATCTTTGCCATTCTCGGCAAAATCTGCGTGACCTCTCATTGTTACGGTGTAATTCTTAGTATCGACTTTAACTTTGAGCATATAGTATTCTCCTTACTACTGATTAACCTGAGTTGATGCCTGTGCTTTTTCTCTCGCATTAGTCATAAATGACCTTTCGGATGTATCGTCTGTTGTAATGCCATCAACAGAGAGATTACCGCTCGGTTCTTCGGAATTGTTTCCGCTTTCAACAAGAATCGCCTGTGCAAGCTGTTCAGCCATCTGCGTGCCATTCTGCATATCAACCTGCTGTGCAAGGTTGAACGCAATTTTCTGTAACTGTTGATACTTATCGAACATTGTGCCGTTTTTCATAATCATCTGTATGATTTCATCCTTGTGTGCAAAGTCCATAGTTTGTAACAACATAAGCGACATATCTACATTTTGGGGAGAGAACACACCGAGGTTGTACAACTGCATTGCAAGTTCGTTTTGCTCCATTTTGGAATACGGTGAACTCTTTTGAGCCGTTACTTCTATATCAAAACAAGGCAGTCTGAGTCCCATATCTCTGCCGAGAATGCTTGGCTGTTGCTGTGGCTTGAGTCCTGCGTTGTTGTACTGTACGAATTTTTCTTGTCCGTATTTGCCTGTGATGCGGTACTCTCTAAGCACATCATAAAACTGGCGGATTAATTCAATGACCATATTTGTGATTTTACGGTGCATCGTGTACATAATCTTGTTATGAGTACGGCTCATCTTACCGCTCTGCTCTTGCATAGTTGCAATAGCCGATGCGGCGGTGACTCCCGAAGTGCTACCACCGTTATTGACATCACGGTTACCAAGTGTTTCCTTCATCTCAGCTATGAGGTTTTCCCTCATATTCACAACAAATGTCGGTACTGGCGAGGTTGTAATCGGCAGAATTGAGTCATTGTTAAGACTGCTTGTTGTATGAACAAAATCTTTGCTCCAGTCAGCAAATTCAGCCTCGTTGACAGCTCCGTTGGTCTTGATAAAGTATCTCGGTTTACTTGTTACTCTCGCATTGGTGAGCATAGCCTGTGTAAGCACATCTATTGCGTGTTGGTCACCTCTGCCGATATCGGTATAGCCGTATCCTGCAATACTGCCCTCAACAGGGAATAACGGTGTAACAACGAAGGGATAGAGTCCGTGGTCATACCAACCGTTTGGATAGTTTTCAGCATCGTTCTCAGTCGCAAAAAGCACCGTACCCTCTACAAACTTGCAGTAATGCAAGACCTGATTACCGTTGCTGTCAGACTGCTTATAAAACCAATCTATAACGGTTGTCTTACCGTCTGTATCAATGGCATCATCCGTACGATACTGGTCAGATATTACCTTGTGGCTGTTGAGCTTTCCTTCAAGCTGTGGATACTGCTTGACAAGCGATTCATTATCCACAAGAGAGGTATGGAATACTTCTTTGCTGTCCTGTATATCGGTCACACCTGACTCCCAAAACAGATTGAGTATATCAATCTTTTCGACTGAGATGTCACCGAGTCCATCGTGTTTTGTTCCGTCCCAAAAGACACCTGCACAACAAACTCCCTGCTTGAGTATGTAGTTGGCAAGTTCTGAGTAAGTATTTTCGTAATTGTTTTCCTCGAAGATAACAGGTAAGATGCTCTTGAGCTTTTCTGCCTCTTCCACATCATCTTCACGCTTAGGTCTGATGTTTGATTCGGGATAACCGTCCATCAAGTCTGCGTGCTTGGATGCGATACAGTTCCATAACCACGCTGTTGCGACCTCGTTGTCACCTTTTTTCTTGTTGCCGTTTCGGTCATAGTAATCCCATTGGCGGAGTTTCCAGTAATCCTCGTTTGCTTTGATTCGTCTGTCAAGGCTTGTCTTGTAGGTCTTGTACCGCATTAATCGGTCATATGCCTGTAAGACTGTACGCTCAGTTATCACAGGATTCAGCACGGCTTTTGACTCTGTTGTAGTACCGCCTACAATGCCCTGTGTAGGTGCATTGTCGTCTGACGACATCTGTGTTGTCTGCTCGGTTGTTGTGCCGTCCTGTGGCAATTGTGAGCCGTTCTGCATATGTTCAAGCTGATTCCGCTCGTCCTGAGTCCACAAAATGCGATTATCGGGAGCAGACTGCGTTCTCTGCAGTTCTGTCTGCTGTTCTGCCTGCCTGCGTTCCTTTTCTTCTCGTCTTTTTTTTCGTCTTAGTGCCATAAATAGTTCTTCCTTTCGTTATCTTCCGACAGCGGATTCGGCTGTGGTATCTTCGGTTCAATCTTGCGTGCAGGAGCTATCGGTCTTGACATACACCAATAGCGTAATGCATCAGCAATGTGGTCTTCTTGGCTTGTGTCTAAGTCCTCTTTTTTTGTTTCATCGAACATCAGCAGAGGCAGAGTCCTTATCGTGTGCTTGCAGTTACTGAACACATAGAGCATCGGCTTGCCAACCTCATCGAATGCAAAACGGTAATGCATCTGCATCCACCCTGCAACACGGTCATTTTGTCCCTTGTCGAAGTAAATGCCGTACTTCTCAGCAACATCGTTGACAGACTCGCCTCGTGAGCCGTCCCAAATTGCTGGGTCTGCCACTCCTTGAATGTCCCGACCTGCAAGCTGTGGCTGTGTATGTTCGTATTCAGATAGCATTTCAAATTGCTTGTAAGGTTGCCACTTGACACCCTCGTTCGGTGTTGCGGTACATCCGTAATACTCATCAAACACATACGCCCTTCCGTCATAGTCTACAGCTATGTACAGCATTGCAAACGGTTTACCGTAACCGAAGTCATACGCTCTATATACTCGCCATTCTTGCGGAATATCGAACGGTTCTATCACATTTGTGTATCGACCATATTTGAGAGCATCCTCAGGCGATAAGCCGAGCTTGTGTGCCTCTGCAACATCAACCTCTGTGCGAAAGTCCTCGAAGAACATACCCTCAAATACATCCCATCTGCCGTAGAGCCAAGCGTCACGGAGTTTTGGTGGCAATGCCTCAAGCTGTTGTATATACTTAGGCTGACTCTCCATCAATGCTTTATTATCCGTTACAAGACTCTGAATAAAGCAGTAATCATCAGCTTGTTCATACTGACCGAATTTGCGGTCAATAAACAACCGCTTAAAATAACCGTGACTCTGACCGCCTGGGTTGAGCGTGTAGTATATCCTCTTAGGGAAATCATTTACACCTCGCAAGCAAGCCGTAATGGCTTCGATTTGATGTTCAGAGAGCAGACAAGCCTCATCGATGAAGATTACATCAAATTCAGCACCTTGATACTGTTCCAGGTCAGCATCGTTTTTGCAATAACCAAATTTTATTATTGAACCGTTCGGAAATGTAAAAATCTTGTCCTGAGTGTTGTATCGGGCGATTCCTGCCAGTTCTGCCCTTAGCGTGTTAATGTGGTTGTTGAACAATTCGGGATATGTTCTGCGGACTATAAGTATCTTAATTCCTGCATATCTTGCACACAATAATTTAGCTTTGAGTCGGACAGCAAAGGACTTTCCACCGCCTCTTGCTCCACCGTAGGCAATGTATTTCTGCTTTGCAAGCAAGAATTGTCTTTGCTTGTCATTTGGCACGCCTAAATAGTTAATCTTTGTCATTCTGCGTACCTCTCTGCCTCATCTGAGAGAGCAAACATAGTCGGCTCTATGTTGTCTTTGTCCTGCTGTGCTTTGAGCCGTTCACGCTCAAGTGCAAGCCGTTCACGCTCGAGTGCGAGCCGTTCAGCCTCAAGCCTGCCGATAATGCCGTGTAGATTCTGTTTGACTTCCACGGCATCTTTCAACGCTCTTGACAAACTTTGCAGGTCTTTAGTCTGCATCGGTGGGATAACATCATAGCCGTTTGACTCATCGCCCTCTCTCCTCAGAAAATCAAGGATTAAGTCATCCATCTTGTCAGAGGCTTTAATAAGTTTCGTCATTTTGTTGACTTTTTGTTTTTCAATTTGTTCAGTAGCTTTTTTGTAGACATTTTGTGTCACTTTTTGTCTTTTCTCACGCAAGCCGTATTCATCTATATGCCTACGCAGGGTTGACTCTGCCATACCATATTTTTTGCGGATTTCAAATTGTTCCAAGCCGTTTATGTACTCTTGTTCTATTTCAGCCCACGGATATTTATTTGATGACATTGTCACACCTCTTTTGCACTATAATGTTTAAATTAAATACTATATAAGCGAAAAAAAATTCGCTAACCGCACACAGCGAACGGACAACGAACAGTCAGCGAAAAAATATTTTTTCAAAAAAATTCAAAAA